GACCAGTAGTGCCAATACCCAAGCGAGCAGGTGTTGTGCCACTTGATGAGTAGATTGTGTCACCTGTTGTGGTCATAGGATTGACCATGCCAGTTGTGTCTAAGTTAGTCCAAGCTGAGCCTGTGTAGTACTGAGTGGCATTAGTATCTTTGAGATAACTAAACATTCCTTCTTGAGGTGATGTAATAGCGGCAGTACGAGCTGCTGCATCTGCAAAGACCATCACAGTCTGTGAGTTTAGGTAGCCATTAACATCTGCTGCCGTCAAAACCTCACCGCTTGCAAAGTTCTTAAATCCTAATCCTGCTGCCATTTGTTCTCCTAGTATGCCAATACGGATGTGTCAAGGATACCGTATAATGTCGAATCCAAGATGAAGCCATCTAGGACATTTTCCTGTGTTGTTAGAGTAGTGCGCCATGTGTTAGGCGTGATGCTGTGGGCTATGCCTTGACATTGGAGAGTCTTGACAATGGTAGTTCCTGCCACATTCACGTTTGTAATCTGCATTGGGTCAAAGTAGTCTAAGTCCAGTGCAGCTTCTACGCCTGCCCCATAGCCTAGAGTTACTAAGTCAAGGGTTATTGTTTCAATTCTTAAAGTAGTGTCTTTGCGTGAGGCCACAAAGTTTTGAGCAAGATCCAGAGCCTCGGCATCTGTCTGCATAAGCATGTCATTGGCAGTAATGCTGTGAAGGAAGAATTTGTCAATAGAGTCTTGATTAGAGGAAGTCTGTGCTGTACCGCCTGTGCGTGTCACAGTAGCTTGATTAACAATTGTCTTATCGTCTAGAGCAAAGGTAATCCCAGCATAAGGAATGTCTGTCGATCCTGTGGCATTGGAAAAGACTGTGGGTGTTGCATTACCTGATGTATAAACAAAATCACGATCCTTAAATACTGCGTTGCCAGCCTTGTCGAAATAGAACGCGCCCTGCTCTGTGAAGGTGCATGTCTCAATAGCTGCTAAGGCTGTGCGAGTCGTTGCCGGATCTGCCTGACAAAGTGTCTGACCAGTCATAATTGACCTAGCACTTGCAGGCCAACCAATAGTGTCCAAAATCTTATCCACGCGGGTGCCAGTGCCTTGCGCTGGTGCTGCACCTGTGACGGTCGTTACATTAGAGTTAAAGACCAATCTAAATGCATCTGAGCAGATTAGATCGACATAGCCGATCTCCTGATCTTTAGGGTAAGTGTAAAGATACTCAGTAATGTAACCCTTGAAGATCGGATAATCAGTGCCCGAATAACCTGCTGAAATGATAATTGATCGCAGTGGTACAAGATTGGGATAGTAAGGACTCGCTGTGTTTTGTGGATTCCAGTCACCATTTTCATCAAGAATGCGAACTGTGGCTGTGCCTGACTGGTACTTGTCTTGAAATAGGTTGCGCTCTTTGCGTGTATCTATCTTGGAGACTTTATTAGATACATCAATAATGATCTGACCAGCTTCTCCCAGTGGACTGAAATCAAGCTCTGAAGTATCTAGAATAAATGGAGTGCCGAAAGATGCACCGCCTGTAAGGTTTATCTGTACTTTAGGGATCGCTGGTAGTGCCATTAGTACGCCGTACTGTAATTAACTGGAGTACCTGAAGCCTGTTGTGCGTAGAGTCCTTGAGTAATGGCTGCAACTAGGTCGCGCTCTGTTGAGACTGAGCCTTGAACAGTTAGATTGACTATTGTGCCACCGTTACCAGTCATTGAGGCTGGAGTATAGGTTCCACCAATTGATTGCAATAATCCCTGTTGCTGTGATTTTAAGTTTTCTGCCGTTAAGCGCAAAGCAGTTAAAGGATCAGTATTAGGATCAGTTCTTTCTAAAAGATTTTGTTGCTTAGACTTTAATGTATTACCAAAAGATAAAACAGCGGCAAGTTGCTGTTCTTGATTTACAGGGGGCTTATAATTGGCTAACTTAGAAAGTTCTAAAGCCATTTGCTTAAGTGTATCTAGCCATGCTGTAAAAGGATTCTGGATGTCGTTAAGGCCTACCATGTCAGTGCGAAGAGCGGCTAACTTCTGGGCATTGGCAACCATGCTGTTAGCAAGACGAGCTGCGGCAGTAACATTTTCTTCATTGATCGCAGCCTCTAGGTTAAAGATGTCAGTCTTAAGGGCTAGACGAGCCTTTTCTTCTTCTGTTAACTTGCCCTGTGCGGCAGCAGCTAACTGGATACCTTCTTCATCAAAGACTTTCTTTCCTTGAGCAAGGACTAAAGATGCTTTGTCTAGGATCTCTTGCTTCTTCTTTTCAGCTGCAATTTTGCGCTGAGTTGCTAATAACTTATTCTGTGCGGCTAACTGAGATTTACTTAGTTTGTCAGCCTTATTATCAATAGCCAAAATCTGTTGTTTAGCCTTATGTTCATTCTTGTTATAGGCAAGGCTTTCTCTTCTTTCCTTGCCACGGTTAATAGCAGAATCTAAAGGAAGAAATCCTGTAGTCATGTCTTTGAAAAGCCAACCAAAAAATGAACCTAAGATAGGATCTTTGGAAACTTCATTTTTAATGTCTTTAAGCATGAGAGAAAATCCAACGCTTGCATCTGATGTCGCATTTGCTAAACCTATCATTTTTGTGGTTAAGCCATCAATGCTAGTATCTTCGCTAAGCAGTTTAAGTGATTGAATAATTCCGCTACCGATAATGGTTTGAACTTCTCTAGCAGTATTGGCAAGGACTTGCATCTTGCCTGAGTCTGTGTTTCTAAGATTAGCGTTAAAGTCTTTGTAAGTAGAGTTAAGCACCTTGACCAGAGCTGCTGCTCTTTCTGTCTCAGTTCCTTCTTTAATGGTTTTCTTAGTTACTTCATCTAGCACAAAGCCAGTCTTAGTAAGGGATGCAAAGTTGCCATTGAGGGCTTGAGCCAATCCATTAGTCATAGACTTAAAGTCAGAGGCAGATGCTGTAGCACCCTTTTCAGCGGTTACATAATCTAGGATGGCTGGAGTTAAAGTCTTGATTGTAGAAATCTGAAGATCAAATGTAGCCAACTGAGATTGGGTCATTTTGATGTTTCCACCAGTTACAACACCGATGCGCTCTAATGCATTTGCTTGTTCATTAAGAACATCTATTTGTGCTTGAGTAGCCCCAGTGGTGACCTTAAGAATGTTGTTAAGTCTTTCCTGCTCTGCCTGAGATTCTAGGGCAGCTTTAACAGATGCCTTACCGTAGGCAACTACAGCAGCAGTACCAAAAGCTAGGCCTAAGTTTCCAGCGAGGTTTTTAACATTCTTTGTAAGTTTCTCTGTTGCTGTTTCGGCTTGCTTAAACCCTTTTAAGTCTGCTTTGGAGCCAATGTTAATGTCAATAGCCATTATGCAGCCCTCCTAAAGGTAGTTGATTTAGATCTTTGAATAAAGGCTTGCTCTGCTTTGTCAATCGCTTTAATAGCTGCTCCATAGGCTTTACCTTGATCCTGCGCCCATGCTTTAAGGATTAAGCGGCCTTGCCCTTTTGTGCTACTTGTCAAAGGGCCAAGATTTTCAATAAATTGTGTACCTGCTCCAGCCCATGTTGAGCGACTTACCTTCTTAGAAGTTCCACCAACTTTAGGGCCTACCCACGGCTGGCCTTGTCCATTATTGGCTCGACCTGCTGTTTCATAAATTGCACCTGCAACGGATCTATTGTAAATAGTTGCATTAGCGGTAAAGCCTGATCTAGTTGCTTTGCCGGGCTTAGTGGTAAATCCTATACCAGCGCGGATTGTTGATGCATGATACTGAGGAAACTTTCCCTCAGAAAATGGTCGTGCAGCCCATCCACGCATAGGCGCATCTGATTCAACAAAGCCTCTAGCCTTTTTAGAAATAGGTGAAAGAGCTTTCTTTAATTCTGAATTAAGTTGTTTGTTTAGATCAGGTGCAAAGGCTCTCAAGGCTTTACGCGTTTCTTTAACGCCCTCTACCTTTATTTGCATCTCTGATTTCCTTTGCTTCGTCAGTTAAGCCTTGAAGTAAAGCATCTAGCATTACTTTGTCTAACTCTAATAAATGTTGTGGCGCGATCCCTAACCTTATGCTTAGCCTAGCAATAAGGTAGGTGAACGGGAGATCGCGCTTTAAGCTAAAGGGTCGGAGTCCTCAACAGTTACGCTCTTAAGCGTTTCTATGAACTCCATCCCAAATGGCTTTACAGTCTCACCTGACCTGCGAGTAATTTCCCATGCAAGCCAATAAACATCGCTTTGCTTTTCCTCATCGCGGAAAGCCTTGTGGAAACCCTTTTTAGCGTACATCTCGAACGAGTACTCCACTGCTGGAGTAATCTCTCCTTCTAATACACTTCCATCTTGTCGAACGATCTTTAGTCTTGCCATGTTTAGCCCCTTTGTTTAATTGTTTAGAATGAACCTGTTGTTGTTACTGCAACTGCTGAGTTACATGTAAATGTGATGCTCTGCATTCCAATGTCTCCAACAGCACCGTTAATGTCTGTTGTGTTGTTGACTAGGATTGAAACAGTGTAGAGAGGATTTGTTGCTCCTACTGCTGTTCCCTTTTCCTGTAGGAACACAGCTGTAACTGTAGTTCCCCATGCAGCTTGTAGTGTTGCCAATACATTTGCTGCTGCTGTGTCGTTTAGGAAGTCGATAGTTACTGTTGATGACTCTAAGCCCTTTACGAACTTGTGTGATGAGTCACCCATTGCAGTTACTTCTAGTTCATCGAATACTCGGTTAATTGTTACTGATGTGACATGGTCAGAAAGATCAACAGAGTTAATCTTCACGCCGACCTTGTTATTTAGAAATACAGCCATGAGATTATTCCTCGTCTTTCTTTGTAGGTGTTGGCTTATGTGTTGCTGGTGCTACCTGCCCGATCTTGATCAGGAAGGCTTCGTTCTCTTTTTCCCACTCGGACATGTTAACTCCAACTCGTAAGGATGTTTATGGACATCTCGCAGCTGAGTAGGTCACCCGAAGCAGCGTTGAGAATACTAGGTGCGCTGATTGCGCTTACATTATAGGTCAAAGATGATGCAGCTAGCTTAGCGAACACGCCACAGACTGCATCTTCTATACCGTTAAGGTTTCCTTCATTGTCAAACAAAGGAACAGTAATAATAATCTTAAAGTTAGCCATAGGGCTTATGGTGATGTGCTGGTTATTGCTAGGTGTCAGATAAGGATCATCTGGAGACACGATGACAGAATTAGCCAAGACAGTTGCCGGTGGAAAGGCAAAAGTCTGCCATTTAGCGTTATCTACTAATGCTGTGGCTAATGTAGTTCTAAGGGTAGTGACTGCAACTGGCATTATCCCACCATCGAGCGAGGGTCTAGTGCGTGTGCGATCAATCCTCGCACCTTAGCGAGTAGCTGTGCGCTCATTCGGTAAGGGCTTGGCTGGAAATCAATGGCGTTAGAACCTGAAAGTGTTGCGGTTCTTGCTTGCCAGATTTCTACAGATACCATAAGTGCCGCATTCTGGACTGCTGTATCAGTTGTCCAGTCTGTGTAAGTCTCGCCTGTTACTGTGCCAAAAGGTTCAATAGGATGTTTTGGCTGTACTACTGTGTGAGTTGTAGTGACAGAGATTGAGTAAGTATCTACTGCTGTGATTGTCTTTGATCCATTGTACTTAGTGCCAGAATTAGCAATAGTTACAGTTTGACCTACATAAAAAATGTCTCTAACTGGAATGTCAAAGTAAAGAGTTCCTGTGCCTACAACATTGCTATGCGCTACTGAAAACCAAACAGGTTTCCATAGCATAGGAAGTAGGACTGCATCTGCAGCATCACACACTTCCTGAAGGGTTGCATCTGGATACAGGGTGCCAACACCAAGCGTAGTGCGTAACTCGCTGACTGTTGTTAGTGCCATTTGCAATCCTTTCTAAAGACTCTCAGGGGTAGAGGGCTACTACCCCTGAGAGCAACTTAGTTGTTAATTACTGCTTGTTGTTCTTGAATGCGCCTGCTGCAACCTTAGTTGCAATCGCACCGAAACCGTAGTAACCAACAGTCACAGAACCTGTGGCTGTTGACTCTGCGCGCAAACGGTAAGTTGGTGACTCGTACCATGTGTATGCATCTGGGTTAACGATAAGGATTGTTCCATCGCCATCGCCAGCGTTTGTTGGATCTACATAAAGGTTGAGTCCTGCAACATTACCTGTCAATGATGTTGGTGCTACTTGACCACCGGCGTTCATTGGCTGTGATGCTGTGTAGATTGGGCGGCCTGCATCGTTAAGTGACATGATGTTTGACCATTGTCCTGTGCTAACAACCATGTTGCGAGCAAATGGATTTGGAAGTCCTGCTGTTGCTGCATAGACAGAAGCTGAACCGCGAGCAACAACTCCTAGAAGTTCTGCTGCTGTTGGGTAAGTTGCTGTTGTTGTTCCGTCTGCTGTTGCACCTGCAATAAGAGCAGCGTTAACTGCTGCGTTAGTTGCCTTTGCATAAGCTGCTGCCATGTTGCGCACTAGCTCATCAAAGAATGCTGGAGATGTACGATCTAGCAATTCAACAGAGAATGTCTGTTGTCCTGCATACTTCTGTACTGATACAGATAGGAAAGCAGCATTCTGATCTGTGTCAGAAAATGCATCGCCTTCTGGCTCAATAGCAACTGTTGGTGCCTGTGTGATCTTTGGGATCTCGAAAGTCATACCTGCATCTGGAAGCACTCCACGAGAGATTGCATCGATAGATGGGCGGATTGTTGTTGATAGTGGGTTGATGATTTCAGACAGTTGGCGTGTTGGTACAAGACCTGCGTTATCTGTTGTGTCATCTGCTGCACGAATGTATTGACGAGCTGACTCATCACCTAGTGCTGCGCGGATTGAGTTCTCAGCATACTTAGCTGCTGTAACTTCAATGCGTGGCTTTGTGTAGTACGCTGCTGAAACAGTTGGGCGAGCAGCTTCAACCGCTTGAGCCTCAACTGGTGTTGCTTCGACTGCTGGAGTGGTTTCTTCCACGGTGGCTGTCTCGCTTTCTGTTGGTTGGATTGTTTCTTCTACAGCAGATTCTTCTGCTGCAATTTCAGTAACTTGAGCAGACTTAAATGCTGGCTCAGTAACTAAACTTACTTCGACCAAGCGAGCGGCGGATACATGCATTACGCCATCCTTGATCTTTGACTTAATAACTTCTGCACCAATACTCAATCCTGACTGCAAACCTTCTTCAGCAAGGATTAGAGCTTCTGTGCCGCGCTGTGAGCGACTGACAGAAAAGACTGCATGAATTGCATCTTCTGATTCGCTAAATGTAATGCCACGACCTAAAGGCTTTTTAATGTCATGCTGATTAAGCAGCTTAATTGACTTAGGATCTGCGATCTCGATTGATCCAGACTCAAAGATTACTTTGCCCATGTTAGTAGATCCAGCCTCGATGTTAAGAGGCACAATCTTGCCTGAGATAGTGCGGTTGGCTGAGTCTGCTGTTAGATCAGCTGAGAATGTGATTATTTGATTCATTCCATACCATTGTTTCCGTTAGGTGTTAGGTCTGTCATCTCCATCGCTTGCTCTGGAGTAATAAGGTTAAGGGTTAGTAGTTTTTCAATTACTGCTAACTCTTGAAGTGCATCTGTACGCAAGAAGTTCTTATCAATGTCAAACTTGACAACATTACCGCGAGCAGTAATGTCATCCATTGATAGGCGATCTTCAATCGCTGTAATAAATGGCTGTAAAGATAAAGTCAAGAATTGCTTGCGCTCATCTTGTACATTTGCATAAGTCATTGAGTTGTTCTGATCTGCTGAAACATAGTAAGCGGGTACATTGCACAATCTGGCGCATTCTGTAGCAAGGTTAAAAATCGCATCCCCGTACATCATGTCTTTAGGTGAGAATGAAACTGCGTTGTATTCCAGAGTAGAAGTTAGGTATGCAGTAGAGCGATTATTGCGAGCATTTTTCCATGCTGCTAATAATCCTTGAACTTCTTTAGGATCTAAGTCTGCGCCTGTGTTTTTGATGTAACCAGATGCCATTGGAGTTGATGCAGCTATTGTTGCCGCTTTCTGGACATCGATGGCTGAGCGGATTGTTGAAACGCCGGTGTTAAGGATGCCATCAGATAATGACTGGAATGTGATCAAACTGCCTAAGCCATCCATCGGCAATGTAGTGCCATCAACTGCGTAAGACTTAACAAAAGTATTTGTGCTATCTAGTGTTGCAGTTACTCTATGATTAGCAATCCACTCAAAGCGAGATGGTCGGCCATCTTCTGCATAAACTTCTACAACTTTCCAGAATGCTTGACCGTAAAACAAAAGTGAGTCAACAGTCCACGCAATAGTTACAGATCGTGGCTGTGAGTATGAAGGTTGCTCTAACCATGCAGGTGAGCCTAATTCTTCATTAGTAGATTTTTTGTAAAGTTCTAAAGGAATTGCCCCGATAGTGCCAGCAAGTAAATTACGGCATCTTGCTAATGCTGGTACTGACATCGCTTCTGTTCTGCCTACATAGGCAAATTGAAAAGGCATAGCATAAGGTGAATACTCACCCAATACCTGTGGTGCAGATTGAGCTTGTAATTGTGGCTTAGCTTCTAGCCCGAATGTTTGCAGTATGCGACCCATAGACATAAAGGATAGCATTTGTCAAGCAAATGGACAACACGCCGTGGGCGTGTCTAAGTATAAATCTGTGGCTTAGGTGTTGGAATCATTAATTTAGAAACTACCATTGCCAAGCCAATAGGTGCTGAGATGTCTCCAGCAGACTTGCGCTTAATAATGCGCCATGCAGAATCGTTGACTTTAGCTGCACAGTTATTCATCTGTTGAATTAACTCAACCTGACCATTGTGAACTACTCGATGATTAACCAAGCCTTCCAATAGATCACCACAAGCCTTATAAAACTGCTGGCCTGATACATCCTCTGTCATGACTCCAGAATTGGAGAGTCGATCGGCAATAGTTTGAGTGGCGTATTTGTCAAAGCAAACTAGGCGCGGTTTGTAGATGTCTGCCCAACCTTTAATGCTTGCCGCCATCTTTAACTCATCGATAGCAACTTGAGAGCTGTAAGTCTCTAGGATCCCGATGCCAATCCTTCCATCTGGCAAAAGTTGTCCTGCGACCAATGATCCATTGCGCCTTGAAGGACTGACATCGAAACCAAACACAGTATAAGCCCCAGCAGTCATTTCTAGTGTGTTATCTGATGTCTCTTCCAACACGCCGTGAGGCCACGGGCTTGACAAACTGTCAATCCATTGACACAGCGTTTCTGTCCGTGTGTTTTCTATCGGTGATGTTGCTATGGCTTCTTCAATAGCTTCTTCTGTAATTGTGTAACCTAATGATGGGTTAGCCATAGCCCATGCGTTGCGATCTTCTATCTTGCAGTATTGGGGAGCCGAATACTCATAGAAACCAAAAGACTTAGGTGGATACGAGATAGCGCGTTCTCTTAGATCATTAAGCACAGTGCTAAAGGCATCACCGGCATTAGAACAGAGCAGAGTATGGGAATTAGGGTGCGCTCTAGTTACAGGCGTTGCAGCTCTAAATCCTTCTTCACTAATCTCTCGAACCTCATCGATAAACAACAATCCATTAACTGATCGACCGCGAGAGCCATCACGAGTAGCTGCTACAACATCCAAGCGAGTGCCGTTGAGCATCTCGATCGACTCCGTACCGTTGGCATAGCGAATCTGTTTTACAAAGCCCTTAAGGTGGTCGTTATTCTCTAGGATGTCTGTAACTTGTCTGAATGTGTCTAGAGCCATGCTTCTATTTGATGACATGATAAGGACATTGGTTTCCCACTTGATTAAGTGAGCAAGGATCAACATACGGGCTAAATGTGTCTTGCCATTCTGTCTAGCGATCAATAGCAGGTTAGTCTTACGAATCCACTTGCCTTTAGCATCAACTGTAAGCATGTCCTTGAGTACATACTCCTGCCACGGTAGTAAAGGCATCTTGATAATCTCACAGAGCTGCTTAACATCATCAATCTTAGATTTGCCCTTGAGCGCTGGACTCTGGAGCCTCGGTTTCGTTGCCCCTCGTAGCGCCTGTTTCTTTTTGGGTTTATCTGTCATTGACTCGGACTAGGTCGGAGCGTAAAGGGTGAGTCTTGCATCGTCTTGGACTGTATCGGAGAGAGGCTCCCTGAAAAGACAGGGGGGGTAGCACCTCGTGCTAAAAAAACGCCCTCATT